AGAAGGTCAGTTAATGTTTACCAACTCTTGGTTGCCACATTCTTTTACAAAAAATCAATCTAAAAAACCCGTGCGTTTTATTCATTTTAATATTGCAGTAGCGCAAACACAACAAAATCAATTTTGTGAAAAACCACAAGTAGAGGTTATTTGATGAACAAATACCGGATTCGGTTTAATAAAAGTCGTGGGCAAGAAGGTCGTGGAACTGTTGACCATGTTTGGCGTGTGTTTGAAGGTGACAAAGAATACTTAGTTAAACATTTTCAACTTAATGTGCCTTCTTTTAGTGAAATTGATGCTAGTGGTGTAGATTGGAATCTATGCTGTAATGGTGTTTTGACTTTTGATAAAGCTACTTCAACCGCACTTTTTAACGAAGAATAATAATGGATCTCCAAACCCTCATCAACACAGTGCTACCATTAATTTGTGTAGCCATCGGCTGGTTCTGCAAGGAACTCTGGAACGCTGTTCAGGATCTGAAAGACGACCTGACTGACATCCGGACCCACCTAGCAGACAACTACGTCAAAAAAGAAGACTTTGCAAGCCGCTGGGATGAGGTGCTAAAAGCAGTTCACCGTATCGAGGATAAACTTGATGCTCTTCGTAAATGAGAACATTTCTCAAGCAACTATTAACTGGCAAAGATAATCAGACGTATGATATCGGTAGAGTTACTTGGTTACTTGGTACCATCACTGTTATTGCTCTGGCTGCTTTCGAGGTGTCCACATCGCAGGTCGGCCTTAGAGAACTTGCGGAGGCTCTGGGAATTGTTTCGGCAGCGGGTGGCGCGTCGACCATGATGAAAAAAGACACCGAGCCACAATAATGTTTCCTTTAGGAATACTGACCTATGTCAAAATTGGACTATGTGCTGCACTTTTATTTTTGGCTGGCTATATTGGCTTTAGCTTGGAAGCTGCGCGATTCGATCGCTATAAGGCAGCGCAACAAGCTGCCACCCAAGCGCTCCAAGAAGAGCACCAAGCAGCCGCCGATCAAATAAGAAAAGACAAAGATGCTCAGATTACTTCTATTAACGCTCAGCTTGTCGATGCTATTAGCGAGCTGCGTAAACGTCCCAGTCGTGCCCAAGACGCCAGCAATGGACAAGGTGGAACTGGGGCAACCCTTTCTGCCGAGGATGCAGAGTTTCTTGTCCGGGAAGCTGCTAGAGCAGACATCATCCGCACCGGCCTCTCAGCCTGCTACCAACAATACGACTCGCTAAGTAAGTAACCCTCAATTGCGCTATAATGGCGTAAAAAAGGAGAATACATGAATGCAAAGCTATTTATAGCAATATGGTTATGTACACTAATTGTAATTCTACAGAGTTTCAAATTTGTACAAACAATGGAAACAGATATTATGGCCATTACAGAATCAACATTTAACTTTATTACAAACTTTGAAGGTAAAAGAAACAAAGCCTACAAAGACTCAAAAGGACTTTGGACTATCGGGGTGGGGCATCTCATCAAACCAGATGAAGAATTCCTAAAGACCTTAACCCTAACAGACCACGATGTAGAAGAGCTATTTAAACGCGATTTAAAGTGGTGTGACGAGGCCGTAAGTAGTTCTGTGAGGGCACCCCTTAACCAGAACCAATATGACGCCCTATACAGCTTATGTTTCAATATAGGCGCGGACCATTTTAAACAGTCTGAAGTAGTTAAACACCTCAATCAAAATGACTATAACAATGCTGCAAACGCATTTATGAATTGGGTGACTCCAGTAGTGCTAAAACCGCGCCGTGAAAAAGAAAGAAAGCTGTTTTTAACCCCAATTTAGGGCGAAAACAGCTTGTTTTTTGCATTAGTAGATATAAGGGCTGATCACCCATTTAACCAATAACCTCGAGGAAATTATGGACGGATTCAAAAAGATTGTAAAGATGAAAACTGGTGGATTAGTTAAGACTCCAGTAACTGGCGATAAAAAAGCTGATGCTCCGTCTAAAGCTGCTGGTAGTGATGTAGCTAAAGAAAAAAGCAAGCCAGCCGGCCATAAAGACCCATATATTAAAAGCAAAGAATCTGGAAAAACTCCAGATGCACCTAGCGCCGCTGTAAAAGGCCGTAAAGCTAAAGCTGAAGGCACCGTGAGCAAATTCAAGTGTGGTGGAAATGTTAAAAAGATGCAAACTGGTGGTTCAAGCGGCGCACTAATTGGTGGTGCTTTAGGCGGTGGTTTGGCTGGTATGGCACAAGACCAAGAGCGCAAGAAGCGTATTGCTCAGTATTTAAGCGCAACACAACAAGCTCAATTGGCTCAACAACAAGCCACTGCAACAGCAGCACAACCACCAGCACCAAACCCAATGCCACAAGCTCCGGGTGGTGTAAGTCCAGCTGGCGCAATCCCAATGCAAAAGCGTGGCGGTAAAGTTAAAAAGATGAACACAGGTGGTACATGCCCATAAAGTCAAAAGCTCAACAAGGCGCTATGTACGCTGCAGCTGCTGGCAAATCAACCCTTGGTATCCCCAAAAAGGTTGCTAAGGAATTTGTCAAGTCTGGCTTTACATCAAATAAACTACCAAACAAAGTAACTAAAAGGGCCGCTGGCCGAGGTCGCTAAATGGCGTATTCAAACACCACTGGTAACACTACAATTAATGTTGACCAGCTAATTTCCTATGCGTACCGTGATGCGGGCAAAACTGCAGAAGAGGTAACACCTGAATACGTAGAAGCCGCCAAACAGGCTCTTTTCTATAACTTACAAAACTTATCTAACCGCGGTGTCAACCTTTGGCTCTTAGAAAACCAACTATACGGTGTTCTAACCCAGCAACAACAGCTAGTTCTTCCAAAAACAGTTATTGATGTTCGTGAAGCTAACTGGGTGTATGTACAGAACATTCAGGCTTCTGAATACTTACCCGCGGACAATCCAGAATCCCCAGCAGCGTTTGATTTAAGCCCAACATTATCTACACCAGCTTCTACACTGGGATACGCAAACTATTTTGGTTCTACTTATCAGCAATCACAAAGTGTGTACTATGTTGGTTGGAATGCTTATGCTCCAAATACAACTCAAACCTATAATTTAGCGTTTGAGTACAGTGATGATGGAGTTAACTGGTTCTTAAAAGAACAGTTCCCAGCAATCACAATGTCTGACTATGAATGGCAGTACTACAACATCTCAACCACCGAGCCACATCTTTACTGGCGCCTGCGTGAGACTGTAGCGTCTAGCTATTCTGTACGCCAAGTGGTGTTCTCCACTAGCCAACAAGTTATTCCATTAGCCCGCTTAAACCGCGATGACTACTGGAACCTTCCAAATAAACAGTTTCCATCTGTTCGTTCCCTACAGTATTGGTTTGATCGTACCATTGAGCCCTCAATGTATCTTTGGCCGGTCCCAAACAACCCGTACCAAATGTTCCAACTAATTGTTGAAGTTCAAATGCAAGACGTTGGTACATTGACAAATCAAATCTATGTGCCCGACCGTTGGATCAACTCAATTCAAAAAAGTTTATCTCACGCTATGTCGCTACAACTTCCGGGTGTAGATATGCCACGTATTCAGTACTTAGAAGGTCAAGCTGACAAAGCATTCTTACAAGCTAGTGAAGAAGAGCGCGATAAGTCACCAATCTACTTCCAACCAAATATAAGTTACTACACAAGATGAGCGTAATAATGACGTACGATTCGCTGGTGCTAAACATCCAGCAATACATGGAGCGTGATGACGCCGATTTCATTGCGCAAATTCCGAACCTTATTGCATTGGCTGAGTCTTCAATTGCTGCTGAGTTGAAGACCTATATGCAGCTTATTGTTGTAGAAACTAATCTAGCCACAAACCAAACTATTCTTAATAAACCTGCTCGTTGGCGTAAAACCGTATCTATGAAGGTAAACGGCCAGCCGGTTTTATTAAGAAGTCAAGACTATGTATCCCAGTATTTATCCGAGTCTAGCGGTGGGCAACCAGTTTATTATGCGGATTATGATTATAGTAACTGGAATTTTGCACCGGCTCCAAACCAGTCTTACCCTGTTGAAATCATTTATTACGCTGAAATTCAGCCCTTAGATGAAAACAACCAGCAAAATTTGTGGACATCTATTGCCCCACAAGCCATGCTATACGGTGCTCTTTTACAAGCTCAGGGATATTTAAAAGCGTTGGATAAACTTCCGGTTTGGAAGGGGTACTACACAGACGCACTTGCGGCGCTCAAAAAAGAAGATAATACACGTCGCGTTGACCGCAACACAACGATTCAGGAACCTTAATAAATGACAACCCCAATCTATACATCGCCGTTTACAGGTACTGTTGTTACCCCAACAGATGTATCGTATTCCAACCTTTCATTTGGAGTAACAACACCATTATTTTGGCCTGCAATCGTAAATCAGGGTACTGGAGAAACTCCAGCAACCCGTATTATGGATTGCACAGCTACAACCACAGGTTTAGCAATTAAACTACCGGAAGCAGATCAAGGAACCCTTGGTTCTGACATTTTGTTCCGTAACTTAGGTTCAAACTCATTTGTAGTTGAAGATTACCTTGGCGGCAATTCCGTAACCATTGCTGCAGGTGTGTCTAAATACTTTTATTTAACAGATAACACTACTGCTGCAGGAGTTTGGAGTAATGTAACCTTTGGCACTGGAACATCATCTGCTGACGCAGCATCATTGGCTGGTTCTGGCTTAACTACTGTAAGTGGACAATTAGCAACAACACAAAACGTTGTAAACGTTTCTACAGTGCCGACTATTACAGATTCAAGCCGAGCAGTAACATATAACTGGCTTGCTGGTGTAGCTAATATTCCACTTCCTACAGTTGCAAATTTATCTACCGGTTGGTTTATTGCTTTTAGAAATAGCGGTTCAGGAACCCTTACTTTTACACCAACATCACCACAATTAATTAACGGAAGTACATCTATTTCCACAAATCCGGGTGATTCAGGATATATTTTTTATAATCAAAGTACTGGCGGGTATATTACTGTTGGCTGGACTACTCCAAACAATTTAGTATTAACTTCAGCAACGTACGATGTAGATGCAATTTCTGGAAATACTTTAAATTTAGTTGCAAACGCACCTATTATCCAAACATATATCGCTCAGTCCGGTACTCGTACACAGACCCTAGCAGTAACATTACCAGCAATTACCCAGTTGTATATTATGGTTAATAACACTAACCAATCTGGCTATAACATTACTTTCCAAAATCAAGGGAGTAGTCAATCTCCTTTAGCGTTAACAACTGGCAATATCTATACACTATTAAGTGATGGCGAGTTTTTATATATTTTAAACTCTTCATCTTCTTCCACATTTAAAGCAATTAACGGTAATGCTGGTGCACCGTCGTATTCGTTTTTAAACGATAACTCAACTGGTATGTATTTACCAGGTGTCGGTATTCTTGGTTTAGCTGCAAACGGTACGGAAATTATTGACATAAATGCGACTAATTTATCCGCTCCTGTGGTTACAATCAATGCAAGACTTACTGCAACATTAATTAGTGGTGGACAGTTCTAAATGCCAGCTGATAATCAGCAACAAGATACCTCCCAATATACATCAATCTTTAGCCTAGCAATTCCGGCTGGGATTAAACGCGACGGCACCCAATTTCAAAACGACCAATACACTGATGGTGTGTGGTGCCGCTTTCAACGTGGTGATCCTAAGAAAATGGGAGGCTACCGCACGTTATTTACAAGCAACATTGGTATTTATCGCGGTATGGTTGTACAGCCATATAACGGCGTAAACTATATTTTTGCTGGCAACTACCAAGAGCTTGACGTATTTACAACTGGTATCAACTTTGGTACTGGTAGTGGCCCATTTGCAGCTAACATTTTACCTGGGACAGTAGAGTTTGTACTTGTATCTAATACATCCTCTAGTTTTGTAATAAAAGGTGACGTCACTGCTAGTTTTCCAACTGGTACTAAGGTAATATTTAACCAAACAACGCCAGTAACGTATGTAACTACAACAGCAACATACTCTGCTCCAAATACAACTGTAAACTTCACTGGAACACTATCTGGAACACCGGCTAATGTTTGGCTAAATAATACTCCCGTATTTACTGAAGATCCAGATTTACAAACAGATCCGTCAATTGGCAATTACCGTGTTACTTGGCAGTTTGATGCTCAATTTAGCCCACAAGGTGGTGAGCTATCTATTTTTGCACACCCAGGTTATAACCTACAAAATATTGATAACGGAGTTCCATCCCAAGTTTTAGTTGGAAACATAGCTCCTTCTGTGGCAAATACTTGGAACTTTACTGGCTTATCAGATAGCGCAGGTCAAAATCCAACTTATCAACCAATTAGCGTTGATGGTGGTGTTACCGTGCTATATCCATTTATTTTTGTGTATGGTTCGCATGGTTATATTGCAAATAACAACGTAAGTAGCACATACCTGCAACAAAATTTCTATGACTGGAACGGCCCATTAGCTAACCAAACTAACGTATCTTCATCCAAGATAGTTAAAGGTATGCCAATGCGTGGCGGTACTAATTCCCCCGCAGGTTTGTTTTGGGCAACAGATTCGCTTATTCGTGTTTCATTTAATTCTTCTGCTTCTAGTACAACACCCACTAGCCAATATTGGAATTATGATATTATTTCCAGCCAAATCTCAATCATGTCTTCCAATGCCATTGTGGAGATGGATGGTGTTTATTGGTGGATGGGTGTTGACCGCTTTTACGCATACAACGGTAGTGTAGTAGTGGTACCAAACGATAAAAACGTAAATTACTTATTTGACAACATTAACTATACTCAGCGCCAAAAAGTATGGGCTACTAAAGTCCCACGATACAATGAGATTTGGTTCTTTTACCCACGTGGTACTGCAACAGAGTGTACTGATGCTATTATTTATAATACCAAAGATAAGCTCTGGTATGATGCTGGTCAAGCAACTGGCGCACAACGCTCCTGTGGATACACTACTGAAATTTTTCCAACTCCTATTTGGGCAAATTGGAATTATGATCCAACATTTAGCCCACCACTAACTGTAATTGCACATCCAGCTAGTTTACCAGCACCTACTACAGACCAAATGTACATTGCTGGAGATGTAACACCTCAACTTGCACCTGGAACTATTTTTGCTTTTACTAATGAAAATACATTTAATATAACTTATTTAGTAACTGCAGCTCAAAATATTTACAACACAACTATTGGAACTCCGGGAGTAACTTTAATTACTTTTACACAGGAAGAACCCGTTTTAACTGTTCCAGTTGGTACTCCAGTATATGTTCAAAGTGGTGGTTTTAGTATTTGGCAGCATGAATTTGGTCAAAATGAAGTTGGTTTAAACACTGAAAGAGCAATATATTCTAGTATTACAACGAGCGATATTAGCTGGCTAACTGGTAACCCAAGTCAAGATAGTTTAGTGGGGGTTAATCGACGTATGCACTTGCGTCGTGTAGAGCCTAACTTCTTGCAGACTGGTACTATGTCTATGACCATTTTAGGGCGTAAGTTTGCAAATAGCATCACAGAAGAAGATTCAGGCCCTTTCTTTTTTGAACCTCATACTGATAAAATTGACCTTCGTATTGAACACCGCTTAATGCGCTTAAAGTTTGAATCAAACGAAATTGATGGTAATTACGAAATGGGCCGTTTAATGATTACTGCTGAGTACGGGGACGAAAGACCCTAGGTAAAAATGTTTTATAATTATATTCAAATATAACAAAGGCTTGGCGTCCGTGACAGTTTATGTTAATAAAAATAACCAACAATTTTTTCCGTTTTCCCCACAATTATCAAGCTGGGAAGATTGGAACGGTAATTTTATTATTTATTATGGTCAACTTAATGTACCGTACAACAACGAAGAAAACTGGAAAGATACTGCTTCTGTAATAGCTAGTACTTTTACGTTTTCTGCTTTTCCTGTTCCTAACCCCGAAACCTTTGATAATTGGCAAGATTGGGCTGAAGAAGTAAGTTTAAGTATTAACGGCAAATCCCACTAATTTAGGGCGAAAAAGCCCTATTTTTTGCATTAGTAGATGTAGACCACATTCTTATTTAATATGACCCCATCCGAAATCATTAAAGCAGACCACGAGCGTTTTGGCCACAGCCAAGCGGATACAGCTCGTTTGATGGAAACCATGAATGCTATGATTCAAAAGAATGTTGGGCGTTTAATACAAAATGGTAATACTCTTTTATTTCTTGTAAATTTAGATAAAAATTCGGCTGCAGTTAGCATTTATACTGCTGATAGCCCTCAAAAAATTAAATCGTCATTAGCTTATTTTATTAAGCAAGTTAAAAAATCTGGATTTAAAAAAGTATATGGTGAAGATGGCGGCCCAGTATTACAAAAAACATTACAGCTATTAAAAAATTTAGGTTTAAATGTTCAAAAGTCGGATAAACCAAAATTTCTGTGGATGGCTGAGTTATGAGTGGTGGAAATCCGATAAGTGCGGTAACTGATGCGTTTTCAAGTGCACTTGGTACCGACGGTAGTGGCGGTGGTTTACTAGGTCTTGGTGCTCAGTTAGACAAATCTGTACATAACGCCATTCCCGGTGGTTGGGCAACTTTAGGTATTGCTGCTTTATCTATTGCAGCTCCTTATTTAGCCCCAATGCTGGCAGAAGGTGCTTTAACCGGCGAGGCTTTGGCTACAGCTGATGGTTTTGCACAAGCAGCTGGGTATGAAACTGCTACAGAAGCTCTTAATGCTGGAGTTGATGCCGCATCATTAGGGCTTCCAGCGGGTACAACGGCTGCTGGTGTTACCGATGCAGCTACTGCTTTAGCTACTACTGCTGGTGGTACAGGTACCGGATTAACATCTGGCTCAATAGATGCTGCACTCCAACAAGGAGTTCCACTACAGTCTTTGCTTAATTCAGCTGGAACTGGTGCGCTAACAGGCGGCACAATGGGTGGTGTAAAAGCTGCCATTACCGGTCAAGACCCGCTAACAGCCATTTTATCTGGTGCTATTACTGGCGGACTCACTGGTGGTGCATTAGATAGCCTTACGTCTCCAGCTTTGGCTGCTCAGATGGGCTGGGCTGCACCGTTAAGTACTCCTGTTGCATCAGCTTTGTTATCGGCAACTACAGCTATTGCAAATGGTGCTGATCCAAAAACTGTATTATCAAATGCAGCAATTAGCGGTGCATTAAGCTCTATAGGTGGTCAAGCTAACAGTGCAATGTCTGGTAGTATTCCATCTCCTGTTGCAAATGCGATTGTAGGTGCTGCTACGGGTGCCGCTGGTTCAGCAATTAAAGGTGGTAATGTTGCTACGGGTGCAGAAACAGGCGCAATTGGTGCGACGGTAGGCTCCGGTCTTAATGCGCTAACTGCACCATCGGCATCTATTACACCGGCTCCTGTAACAGATAACAGTCAGCCATATACTTCTGATAATTCATTGCTTCAATCTCAGTTAAAAGCCGAAGCTGATATGTTATCCGGTAAAGCTAGCGGGCAATTGAGTGATGTACAAAATGCACAAGGCGCTGTTACTTCTAGTACAGATACCACAACTGCAGCATATAACCAAGCAAAATCAGATCAAGTTGCGTTAAGTGATGCCTATACAAAGACATACCAACCTGAATACGCTAACGTACAAAATTTACAGCAAACAGCAAGTGGGTTATACACTGCTGCAACGCAAGCAGAGAGCGCATACAACACAGCTTACAAAGCGTTTCAAGATAACCCAACGCAAGCAAACTACGATGCGGCAAATGCTGCATCAAAAGCGTATACAGATGCTGTTAATGCTTACACACCGGCAAATACAGCATTTCAAACTGCTAATACAAATTTACAAAAATTGTATGATACTGCTATTGCACCTTTGCAAACAGTGGCAACAAGCAGTACAAATGCGTTAAACACAAGTTTACAACAATACGGTGCAAACCAATCAACACTTACTAATGTGGCTAATTCTTTGGGCACAACATTAAGTGGATTGTCTCAGATTTCCAATGGTCAGTTAGCTTCCGGCTTAAATATTCCAGATGTGGCTATGTCTGCCCCATCTGCTCAAGTTGGCCCTCAACCATCAACGGATAACTTAGCAGCAAATAACATACCTACTCAACCTACTTTTGATACATCAAAAGGCATTCCGGTTAGTTTGGGTGGAGGAAGTAGTGGGTATTTAGACCCAACAACGGGTAAGATTTATAACCAAGATGGTTCGTTGTCCACACTTACTAATTTGTACGCGGCAAACAACCCGTCTCAAGTATACGCGCCAACCGCACAAATAAATACCGCAGGTTCAGTAACTGATGCGGGTGGTGGAGCAACAACACCTTTAGTACCGGAATATACAGTAAAAAGTACCGGCCAAACTCTTTATCAAGATAAAGTAACTGGTGAATGGCTGCCGGTTCCAGCTACTGGTGTGCCGAGTGATTCCGGCATACCTAATCAGTCATCTACCGGAAGCTCGGCCGCTCCTGCTGGCAATCAGTATATTAAGCAAGAAGATGGCTCTTACGCTGTTCAAGATGAAAATGGCACCATTACTGGGTACCTGCCTCCAGGTAGTGCAATACCCGGTCAAGGCTCTGCAACAAGCGCGAATGATGTTGTATCTAATATTATTGCCGGCCAAACTGGTTCCGGTGGCACAGGAACTTCTGGTTCAGGTACTGGTTCTGGAACATCTGGCACTGGCACAGCTGCAGGTACGCCAGGAACAGGTACCACTGTAGGTACAACTGCAGGCACCGGAACAAACACAACAGAATCAACCGGTACAGGCACTGGAAGCAGCACTGGCACAGGAACAGTTACAACACCAGGGGGTGGCACTGGCACTGGCACTGGCACTGGCACTGGCACTGGCACTGGCACTGGCACTGGAGCATCAACCAGCGGTACAGGATCTGGCACAGGAACAAGTACCACTACAGGTGCAGGAACAAGTACCACTACAGGCACTGGTACAGGCACTGGTACAGGCACTGGTACAGGCACTGGTACAGGCACAGGCACTGGTTTAAGCACTGGTGCTGGCGCATTAGCAGCGGCTTCAGCTTTAGGATTTGGATCAACATCATCGGGACTATCTAACGTGGCATCTTCATCAAATACACCAAAAGCTACATTGATTAAAGGTACGCAAATTGCATCCCCTTTAGCATCAAATTATGCCATTCCGGTTGATACATACTCACCACCTCCTCAAAATGCTCAAGCATTGGAGCAAATTCAAGAGGCTAAAAATGGTGGTGTAATTTATAGAGCTGAAGGTGGTGATCTGCCAATGAAACCTAAATTGTTGCAAGGTCAACAAACTGCTCACGCCAATTTGTTTGGATTACGTGGAGCTGCGCTTACAGGTATCCCGCACCTAGCTGGTGGCGGTCCTGATAATATGATGTATCAGGATAGGACTTTACCTGAAGGGCACAATCCACAATTCTTTAGTGAAGGTGGTTTGGGTTCATTACATAACCGGTTTGTTCAAGGCGCCGGTGATGGTACTAGCGATAGTATTCCAGCTATGTTGGCGAACGGAGAATTTGTAATTCCAGCTGATGTAGTATCTAGCCTTGGAAACGGTAGTAACGAAAGCGGCGCCCATGTATTGGACGCATTTTTAAAGACAGTTAGAGAACATAAACAAAAGCACGACGCCAAACATTTACCCCCAGATTCTAAGGGTGCGTTGGCTTACTTATTACAAGCAAAACAAAAAGCGAGCAAATAATGGCAGGCACAACAGATTCTTCTGGATTAAACAATCTATTAGCCAGTACAAATCAAGTACAAACAACGCTTCCATCATGGATGGATACAGCGCAACAAAATGTTATTAACCAGGCTGGTAATGCAGCTGGGGCTGCGCCAGGGTTTGGGCAAACAACATCCCAGCAAGCAGTTAATACCTTGCAAGGTCCAAACAACCCATTTACTCAAGCTCAAGGCAGTTTAAACACAATTGCATCTGGTGCTGCTAATCCATGGATTGTAGATCAGACCACAGGTAATGTAACACCAAACACAAATACTGCATTGGGTGGTTTGTTCCAAGCGCAAGATCAACAATTAAACCAGCTATTACCAACACTTACTTCAGGCAGTGAAGCCGGTGCAATTGGGTCTGGTAACTTTGGTAGCTTACGCGGTCAAACAGCTGTTGATACTGCTAAAGCAAATGCTCAAGCTAATATGTTGGCACAGCAAATGACTTCTGCAATTCAAAACCAACAAACTGGTGCATCTGCAGCGGGTGCATTAGGTAACGTAGGCGCACAAGGTACCACTGCGGATCTTACAACTGGCGCAGCTCAAATGAACGCACCGTTCCAAAATGCCACAAACTATGCAAATCTGGTAAACTCTGTAAACGCACCAACTACAGTATCACAACAAAACCAAATGTCACCATTAACTATGCTTGGCTCATTGTCTCAAGTACCAGCTGCTACAAGCGGCTTATTGGGTAGCTTAGGTATCACTGGAAATAGTTTTGGTGGTTTAGGTAATAGCATTATGAACAGTCTTGGATTAGGTAATTCAACTACAGGCACACCAACTACTACAAATTCAGGTGGGACTGCCAATAATATTTCAAATTCTGTTTTAGCTAATGCAACGCCAACTGACACAAATAATATTAACAATATTGTAGCAGCTGGGCCGGCTGACCCATCGGGTGGATCAATCAATGGTATTGATACATCAATTTAAGGAATAAATATGACAACATCAGCAACTCCCGGATTAAGTAATCTTCCAACTTTAGCTAAAGACCCAGTAAGTGCTGGGGGTAAAGTTGATTATGTTTCTCCTGCAGCGGGGGCAACTACTGATGCGTCAAGCACCAGTATTCTTAACAACATGCAAAAAATGTTGGATGAGTACAACAGTCCATACAAAAAATTCCAAGACAGTATTGATAAAGCAATTGCTTATACTCATTATGATCCAACAACAGCACTTCAAGCTGTCAATCAAAAAGAACAGGACGAACGTACTACCAAGTATAATATTGCCCAAAACATGGCAAACGTTGGTTTGTTACGCGATCAATTAAGCGGACTTAATCAAGGATTTGGTCAAGCTCAACCACAAGCTGGTCAAGCTCAACCACAAGCTGGTCAAAACCAAAATCCGCAAGCTCCTAGCGGCTATCAGTTCAAAGGTGTCCCTTTAACTGTTTATGAATACCAAACATTACAAAACTATATTGGCCAAGCTGACTTAGCTGGATTTAACTCTGCATTTAAAGCTATTTCTGATATTCATAGCCAATCTCAACTTAATCCTGCATGGGGCGATAGGGTTGATATTGTTGTTACTGGTGTGGACAAACAAGGTAGACCTGTTAGTGAGTCTATGAACGTATCTAAAGCTGAAGCTAAGGCTTACGAAGATCAACACATTTACCCAGCTCAAATTAGACCTTATATTTCACAAGCTCCAGAACAGAAAAAAGCTGAGGGCGGTGCTGTTCAGCATTTAGCAGTTGGTGGGCAACCTGATCCAGTTCCTAATATGCCAATGCCCGATGCACAAGCTACATCTGCACCGGCCCCAGCGGGGCCAGCAGCCGCTGCTCCATCTGCACCTGTAGTTCCGGGATCTGGAATGCAAGGTGGCTTGCTAGATAAAGCATTAAGCTCAATGATGGGAAGCGCAGAAGCAGCACCGCAAGGATCTGTAAGCGTATCTGGCATGCCCGCTGTTGGCTATGGATTTAATCCTAAAGCTGCTCAAATCGGCACAGAAAGTGGTGCGCGAAAAGACGAGGCCGCTAATGCTGCTGTACTAAAACAGGAAGAAGCTGAACGTGATGCCGCTGGAAAATTTATCTCTGCTATTGAAAATTTGGCATTAAACACCGATGAAGTTCAAGGTGCTGCAAAACGTGTTAAATCACATGCTGCGTCACACCCAGAAGAGTTTGGTTGGTCCTACGGTAAAGGTGCTGTTCCTACAGCTCTTAGCGTTTTGGAAGCAGTTCCAAACGCTATTGTTCCAGGATCTGGCTCTACTGTAGAAAAAATCTATGGCAACTTATCACCATCAATTCCAAAAGAAGCGTTAGAGCGCCGTGTTGCAACTGATGCTGATGCTAAGAAATTAGGTTTAGACTTTGCTAAACAAATGTTCCCTCCAGGTTCTGGAGCACGTTTAGGTTTGGGCTTAGTTGGTATGGCTTCTGAAGCTAAAGGTGTGGGTACATCGGTTCCTGCATCCGTTAATAGCTTAAACGCTGACTTAATTGATGTGGCTGCAGAAAAGCGCCAACGTATGCTTGAAGGCTGGGGGAAGTACCAAAAAGCTCATAAAGGTGAAAATCCTATTGCTTATGATTACATGCGCTCTCCAGATTATAAAGCCATTAATACGTGGGTAGACGAAGAATTAAAACGTCGTCAGCCTGAAGCGTACAAAACTGTGTCTGAGAATTTAGATCATTACGAAAACAAAGCAACAGGACACCAAAAAACCCCTGGCGGTGTTAAATATAAGGTTCTTGACTAATGTTTCTTGAAATCCATGGTAAAAAAATAGAAGTAGACGATAGTTTTAAAAGTCTATCTCAAGCAGAGCAACACGCTGCTATTGAGCATATTGCTGCTAATATGAATCAAACACCATACGGTGATCCTATTGGCGGTGCTGCTTTAGGTGCTGCCGTTGGTGCTTCACAAAATTTAATTGGTAAAAGCGCTGGCATAGTTGGAGATGTGGCTAAAGCTGCAATAAATAGTGTAAAAGGTGCTCCGCCTCCTGCAGCTCCTCCACCATCTTCGTTAGACGCTAAGCTCAACACTAATATTGATAAAGGTACATGGGAGCCTCCTAAGTTTACCCCTAAAGGTATGCCAGTTGATCCAAACGTTCCTAGCGATGTATATAACTGGATGGCGGGGCAACATGCAGATGTTCCTGTACGAGGTGTAAACCAAAAAGAAGCTGAACGTCTTGCTATGGAATGGCGAGAAAAGCAAGCTGCTAAAGCTGCATTTGAAAAAGCAAACCCAGGTAAGACATTAACTGAATCCGGATTAGCCGTTAGCATAGAAGACGCAGCTAAAATGGCGCAAAAAGAAGAAGCTAAAAAAGCTGCTGAACTTTTAGAATGGCGTATTAAACAACAAGCTGCTGAAAAGATGGCAGAAAAAACCGCAACAACTGGTGAACGTCTTGGTACCGCTGCAAATATTGGTAAGAAGTTACCCGTTGCCGGGGCCCTTACAGTAGCTAATATTACTGACCTATCAAACCGTTTACACAACGAACAGTATCCTGAAGCGCTTGTTAGCGGCGCTGGTACTGTGGGCTCTTTATTGCCATTTGTCAAAGGTGTTTCGGATAAAGTTAAACTTGGTGGATCCGCTGGTGCAGTTGCTGCTCCCTTTATCAATATGGCTATCGAAGGTAAAGCTCCGACTAAAGAAGATGTCGCTATGGGCGCGCTTGGAGCACTAGGTGGTCCATTTGTACAAGGTATGATGCCTGGTACTGTACAAGCTGCCACCTTGGATAACCCAAAAAATCAAGGTGTTTACGAAGAAGGTCAAACTGATATTCTTAGCGGAACTAAACTACCGCCCCAGCAAAAAGCTAAGGGTGGTAAAGTTAGAAGAAAAAAGAAATAATTACTTCCTATAGCGCTTACTGACCCACCCCGCTGCAGCTAGAGGGAAATCAAGCGCCCACTTTGGTGGTGTCACCATAATCTTGGTTACATCCGTCAAAGTGCTATCTGCACCTTCCTCATCTACTAGGAGTAACACTTCGTCATGGATAGAATTGATCAGCTCATAGCCATTCTTTTCCAAATTGAGCATCGCATTAGCGAGAAAATCGCGAGCGGTGCCTTGCACTGCAGATTGAAAGATGGAGCTACCAATCAGTTGATTTCTTGTCCATGCTCTAGTGTAGGTGTTCAAGCTGTGCACAGTGACACCGTACTTAGTAACGCCCCATGGTGTGGTGACCAGCTCGAGCTTTGGCTGTTGCCAGCAGATCAAGCGCTTGCTGGGTAGCTGCATCCAAAGTGCATCCTTTGCAACCTTCATCACAATATGCTTTCCCGCCCGAAATGGGCTACCGGGATTGCTTACTGCTTCAATCGCGGCATTTTCGCACAATGCCCACAACTCCTTCACTTTCGAATACGAACTGCGGTAACCATCTACTGCGGCTTTGGCTTGTACCTCAGTCAGTTTGACCCCCATTCCCTCAGCATACTTAACCAGACCTTTGGCCCCTTGGCCAAACATCGCACCAAGGACCGCAGACTTGCTAATCTGGCGTTGTTCCTTCGTGACTTCATCATAGCTGATTCTATACAGGCTCTCTGCAGCGAAGACTTTATACTCATCTAGTCCTTTCCGGAACAATTCGACTTTGTCGTTTTGTCCTGCGAGCCAAACCCCAACTCGGTTTTCAATTGAGCTAAAATCCACGTCAACGAAGGTTTTTTCCCTTGGTGCAACGATAGCTGATCGCACCAGCGAGCTAAGTTCTCGCATTGATCCCTTGGCAGCATTAAAGACCGCTGGTATCGCTGATTCAATTTCTTCATCGCTGATTGTGGGGCGAGCAATATTCTGC